GCCGTTGTCAGGATAGAATATCATATCTACATCAGGCTGAAAGTTTCTAAGGTAGTTTCTAAATGCTCTAGAATCTCTAGCTAGAAATTCATTATCCACAAAGGCTCTAATATTTTTCTTATCAGTATCTCCATCTACACCTATAACTATATACTTGAGACGAGTAGACATCTCTGCTGAAGATTCTTTATTAATCTTTTTTAAACCTTTAATTTCTTGGTCAATTTTAGTTTCATCTCCATGAGTAAGAATTTTAAAGGTAACTACTCTTTTTGTAGTAGGTAGTGTAAAATCGAAAGAATTAGATTTAGCTTTTTCAACTTCTACATTTAGAGGTTTATTATTAAGTAGAGATAAGTCAATAGTTTGCTTTTCAGCTCCATAAGTAAATTCATAATCTTTTCCGTATCCTAAAATTCTAGCTGCTACAAGTAAAGCATTTTTATCACCTAAAAGTAATTCATTATAATCAATAGATTTATCTACTATTAATGCTTTTATCAATTTATCAATAACTATACCTTTTTCTATATAATTTTGATTAGTTAAAATATCTTCTTCCTTAGCAGTCATGTACTTCATTTCTATAGTACCGCTAGCAAGGGGAGATTCTTTCGGGTAAAGTTTACCTTGAGACGGTAAATCTACTATTTCTGTGGGGAATTTTTGTTTTTGTTCCATAAATTTGATTAATTAAAACTAGTTCTAAATATAAATATACGAAGAATTATTTTTTAAAACAACAAAAGCCCGAAAAAATTCGAGCTTTCTGTTATATTTAAGGCTGTATTAGTAATTTAAGACGCAATAATCCATTGCAATTGTCATAGACAATTCTACTGCATCAGGTGCTGACCAATCAAAATCTCCTTGTGCCATTGTTTTGATGAAAGCTCCTTTAATAATCCATTCCGAAACAACATCTCCTACTGGTCCTAATACGTTAAGAGTTAAATCTTTTTTGTAAAAGTCTGAATACCCAGCTCTACCAGTTACTGATTCGTAAGATAGTCTTGCCCATTCCATTACTGCTTGTGCTCCTGAGGGTGTAATCGGGTCGTAAAGAGTCATATCCATATCATTCCATACTCTTTTTCCTCGTATCTTACGATAAGAATTGATATGATCTAATACTACCTCTCCATCTTCAAAGCTTGGAGCTGATACTGTTTTTACCATGAAAGAAGGAATGTTATCCATATACATGATAAATCTATTCTGTACCTTCGGTTCGAAGGCTCTAAACATAATTTCGTTTGGATCTAATACTGCCATTTTATTTATTGTTTATTATAAATATCTTATTTTTAAATTATCCAGCAAATGTTGCTCCTGTAGGTTCAACTGTAAAGTCTAGGACTATAAATTCTGCAGTTTTAGCTGGCTGAATAAAGATTTGACCTATTAGTTGATTTCTATCTACAACGTCGGCTGTATTGTTAGTGTCGTCCATTACTACTCTAAAAGCAAATAGACCTTGTCTCTGTACTACTGATTCTAAGAACGGGTTAACAGTAGCTAAGAATCTATTACGAGTAGTAATAGTATTTTGTTCAAATACTAATGTTCTAGCTTGATCACCAATAAATTTCTTCAAATTAATTAATAATCTTCTAACATTTACTCTGTCTAAGGCAGAAGCTTTAGTTTGTAAAGTTTTCTGACCAAATACTGAAATACCTTGACCAGGGAAAGAAGCTATTGGATTAACTTTATTAGTGTAAAGAGTATCTCTTTGTGTTCTAGTTAATCTTCTTTCAGCTTGAATAACTCCAGTAATTCCTCCTCTTACCAATCCTGCTGGTGCAAACCAAGGTGCTGCACTATTATCTGTAAATGCATATACTCCTGGAATTACAACCGATGCTGGAACGAATTCATTTCTACCAGTTTCAGCTTGGGTTTGTAACCAAGGCCAGTAAGAAGCTGCATAAGAACTATTAATTATTCCTGACTGTCCTGTTGCGTTAGAAACTGTTGAGCCGTAATCTACTAAATCTACAACTGCAATTGCATCTCCTCTTGTTTCTGCTAATGAAATTAAAGCATTTAAAGGAGTAGCATGACCCGTTAATTCGAAAATTAAACCTGGTGCAGAAATAATATTGAATACGTATTCTTCTTGATTTTCTAATACTGATATAATATCGGAATAATCACTAGGTTCTAAACCTTGAGTATTATCACTACTAATATCAGAAAAGTATGAACTAGCTTTTCCAGTTCCGCCAGCATTTTGGAATAAATCTCCTGTAGCACCAAAGAATGACCCTGATCCTACTGCTGGTAAAGAAGCTGAGTAAGAAATATTTTGTGCATCTAATTCTACAGTTAATCCGTCATTACCTAAGTAATTTATAGTAGGGGTATTTACTGATGATACTCTAACAAAGTTAGATTTATTAACGTATGAACCTGAAACTGCTATATATTTTGATCCGTCACTATCTGTAGTAATATTTTTTACTTGATTACCTATTGTTTTTTCAATATAATTAGGAGAATTAGGATCTAAAGATATATTATTAAATGTTTCTAATATAGTTTTATTTTTTAAATTATCATCTCCTTGTCTCACAGATAAGGTAAATGTTCCTAATCCTGTATTAACGTTAGATACTTCCCATCTTAAATTATCAGCAGAACCTGACATTAAGGAACCATCACTATTTTGTTTTCCTCCGTCGCTTGCATTTACTGCATTATTGTATAATGTACCTCTACCTATAGTTTCTAAAGCAAATGGATTAGTAGTAGCTGTTACTGTATTTGTTCCACCAGCTGTAGTAAAGATAGTTGTACTATCTGAGTCAAAGTTTGCTCCTCCTGGTAATCTAGAACCTGAAGCAAATACTATGCCGTTAAAGTCTGTACCGGCAGATGAACCTGAGATTACTAAACTTGTAGATCCGCTAACACTAGCAGATACAAAACTAGATAAACCTGAAGCGTTATTAATAGCATCTACTATATTTGAAACTGAACCAGCCTCATTAGAGCCTGTAGAAAAGAAAAATACTTTACCATCTACATCATCTGCAGGAACTGGGTCCGCTGATGCTATGAATCTATAAGTTAAATTTCCTGATCCTACATTTGATAATCTAAATTCTTGATTATCTACTGCTGGACCTGAACCTATATTCAAATCGTGAGATCCGACTGCAAAAGTATCACCAGTATTGGTTTGAGTATTAGTTATATTAGTATTAGTAGCTGCTGTAAACGTACCGTTTGCTACTCTTGATACTAATACTGTGTTTCCGCCTTGGGAAAAATAATTTTTTACTGCTATTGAAGTTAAGAATTCGTAAGAGTTAGAACCGGAAGCAAATGTGCTACCAAATTTTCTAAGATAATCACCATATGAAGTAACTAATGTAGGTACTTCTACTGGACCTTTAGCAGTTGGGCCAATAATTGCTGCTCCTGCAACTACAGGTGCAGGTTGAATAAATGAAATATCGTTTTCTCTTGAGAATACACCTGGAGAGATAATTGTTTCTGCCATGTTTAATGAAGTTTATTTAAATGTCTTTTATAAATATCAGCTTATTCTGTAAACCAACCGTGCTTTATTTAGTTAGTTCTTTGTATATAAATAGGAAGGGAAGGTGTAAAACCTTCCCCTTGTATTAGTAAAAAAATTGATGAAGTTATTCTACAGTTGGAACTACTTCTTTTTCCGGTTCAGATGCTGCTGGAACTTCTTCTGGAATAAATACTTTTTCTTTTAGATCAATAGAACCACGTCCATATTTATCTTGTAATTCTGAAACTAATTTATTTTCTAATTCTTGGGTTTCAGTTAAATAACTTTCAACAGAAGCTTTTCTATTTTTAAGATCAATTTCAGCTAATGCTAAAGATCCGAACTCTGCTCTAACAGCTTGCATTCTTACTTGAATATCATCTATTTTTTGCAGTTCGTCTTTTTTTAATTTTTGATTTGCCATTTTTAAAATTTAATTATTAATCGATTAATTATATATATATTCTCTAATATATGAAAACTATTTAAAGTTTCCAACTTTTTTTTAAATTTTATATGTATCTAAAGTGTCTGAGTTTCTTTTAATGTTTATAGAATTACAAGAAGGGTAAGGATTAGAATTAGCATAATCATTTATTATAATTCTTTTACAGTGGTATAATCCCATAATTAATTTATCATAAGGTATTTCTTTTTCAAATAATTCAATTATAGTTTCTTGCATATATTCTTGAGGTCTACTGGTAGTCAAAACTATTTGTGTTTTTCCTTCGTTATATAATTTTCTTAACCATTTAATATTATTTACAAGTGGCTTTCCATTTCCTATATAAGGAGGAAATTTATATGAAGTATTCTCAACTAGTGTACCGTCTATATCAACAAATAGAGTATTATACTGTGTTTTGTAATTATTCCAATCTTCCAAAGTACCCCAATCTTTATAGTTATTACAAACTTGACCATAAAATATTTGATCCTTTAACATCATATCGTAAATTATATTACTTATATAACATTCACCTTCCATATCTTTTATAGATTCAAAACTATGAATAAAATCATTTGCTGAGTTAAATGAATAACCTCCTATAGAAAAAGTAGGGCTAATTATTGTTTTTTCTACTATATTAGTTATTATATTATTTTCATCAAGCTGTATATAACTTTTATTACTTGGGTTAATATTAGTAGTTTTATGAAGATTATAATATGAAACTTTATTTTTAGTATCTTCAAAAGTACTTTCAAAAAAATTATCTGAGTCTTTGATTGTAATAAACCCTTTAATATCTTTTTTTAGTAATGCTTTATAGATAGTTTCAGATTGAGAATTTGTTTGATCGTTTAGATATACTATCTCCGTTTTATTATCTAAATTTAAATGGGTTAACTCTTGTTTGAATCCTTGCTCAAAACTATATTTATTCTGATGTTCTTTTAGTGCAACAAAATAAATTTTATCAAAAAAATCTAAATTTAATCCTCTAATGCTTTCTATAGCCATAAAGTAACCACTCTCAGGATGTGTTAACATCCATTTAGGTTTTGTATCAGGAAATCTTGTAGATTTACCTGCTATAGGAATTAATAAACTCTTCATAATATTTTGAATTAATTATGTTATTATTTAAAACTATTTTTTGCTTATCGGTTTTTATATAAGGTTCTATTCTTAACCAATTTAAGATAGTAATAAAATTTGTAAATTCCAAATTATAATACTGTTTAAATTTTGAATATATCTTATTCCATAAGTAATTAAAACTTTGTCTTATTCTTAAATTGCTTTCATTAATATCTAAAATCCATTCATAATAAATGTCTTGTTTTAATTTTACCATATCTACTAATACCGTTTCTATATAAGAATCTAAAAAATCTATACAAGATATATTACCTTTAAAAAATATCATGTTGGCAACAGTAAAGTCACCATGACAGGATGATTTTGGAATATTGTTAAATTCTGTAGAGTTAATCTTATGAGTAATGTAATTAATATAACCACTATGTGAAGACTCTTTTTTAACTTTATTGAATTTATCAGTTAATAGAGATTTTATATCACTATCTGTATAACTTTCTGATGATAAGAGAATTTTTTCGAAATAATCTATACATATATTAACTATATTATCTAAATCCTGTTTATTACATTTATTAAAAAATTCATTGTAACTTTCACCAGGAATGTACTCCATATCAAAATATTCATCAGTATACCGTACTATACGAGGTGTAGAGAGTTTATAAAAATTACTTTTAGAAAATGTTAATTGTTTTTCTATTTGTAGTTTAAACCTATCTTTAAAATAGTTACCAGGGGAATATTTTCTTATGAGACCTTTGTTTAAAATCTTTAATTTAGATCCTGAAAGTCCTATATTAATATCCGTCCTCATGCCATCTTTCATGAAACTGGGTGTATTGATTATCGTAGGGGTATTTAGGCCAGTTGTATTTATCCCATTCTAAGTCTATACCTTGTTTTGGAAAAGCCTTAAATACTTTTTTAGTTAATTCATTACTTAATTCTAGTGCTTCTTTATAATTAAGTGAATCATCATAAAGGTATAACTCAGGTTTAAGTAACCATTTTTTAATTTTTTCGTTAAAATTAGAACAATAATGGCTACCTATATATGATTCAGTTCTAATATAACAATCGTAGTATTTCCAATAATCTTCTCTTTTCATTTTTACTCTTTCTTCTATACTACTATGTTCTAATGGAGCATCGAATAACTCTAATAGATCCTCTCTATTACCCCAAAATATATGATCTCTAGGATGGAAAGGGAAAGCATAAAAATTACCTGCAACTAATATTCTATTTTTAGGAAACGTATCATCGTTTTCGTAACTTATTTTTTTCTCTTTATTTTCATTAAAAAAATTATGCATTTTTTGCATACTTTCGTTATCATACCTTTGATCGTTTCGCATTTTGACTACAAAAGTAGTAGTTGTAGATTTTACTCCATTTAAAGATGAAACTAACTGCAAATTTCTGTTACCTGTTCCATTTGAAGCAGGGTATTTATTTTTGATAAATCTTATATTATCTATGTTATCTGTAGGAGTATTGTCATCTTCCCAACATGAAATTACTATATCATTAACAAATGGTAATTTTAAATACTGTTTAGCAGTTTCTAAACTATATTCTGAGTATTTACCTTGTAAAACTATATCTATTTTTTCATTATCGTTATAATTAAATAAATTAAATTTAATTAGATTTTCTTTAGCTAAATCTTTATGTTCAGGAGAAATATTAGGATGATTATAAGTTTCTAACCAAAGTTTTTTACTTTCTTCTCTTTGTCCCACGTACCAACTACTAAAAGCTTTTTGTAAAAGAAGAGCACAATCCCCTGGGTATTTAACTTCGGTTCTTAAATCAGGTAGATTAAAATCGCATAGTTCTAATCCTACACTTGCATAATAAAAACACTCTTTCCATTCTTCCTTTTTTTCATGTAAAATAGATAGTAGGTAATAAGCTTCAGGTCTTTTAGGATAGTAAGTAATAGCTGTTAAAAGTTGTTGATGTTCATACCAAGGTCTTCTTTCAGTTCTATGTAACATTAACCAGGTCTTTAAAAGACATTCGTAAACCAAATCTTTATCTTTAGACATTTCAGCACATCTTAAATAATAAGATAACGCAGCTGCATTTTGTCCTATTTTTTCATACTCGTATGCTAACCAGTAATTACTATCGGGATTACTAGGGTCACTGATGTATTTATCTATTAAGGGTTGTAATTTACTTTCTACCATCTTTTATATAAACGTTTAATTGTGCTCTAGTTTTTTCACCCCAGCTAAAATTCTTTAACCATTCATCATCGTTCATATGAATTGATACATCAATTCCTTCTCTATTTTCTACAATATAATTATCTTTATTTTGTAAGTATAAATCTCTGAAGATATAAAAACTATCTAATGCTGCAGGGACACCCCAAAGATGGAATTCGGCTGCTATATGTTTAACATTATTACTTATCCAATCTTTATTTTCTTTATTAAAAATAAAATACTCTCCTCCTTCAGAATCACATTTTAAAAAATCTATTTTATCTATATTATATTTTTTAATAATATCATCAAATTTAATATTATCATACGTAGAGCCTGAGTTATCGTAGATGTTAATTTCTTCGTTATAGTTAAATTTATTATTTTTAGAATTATTATCAGCTAATCTATAATTTATAATTTCTTTATTACTAAAATTACTAAGGTTTTTTTCTAAAGTAGGTAATAATAATTTAGAAGGTTCTATACTATAAACTTTTTTAGGATTTTCTTTTAATGCTTTATAAGAGAAAGCTCCTACGTTAGCACCAATATCTAGAACAATATCGTTCTCTTTAACTTTAAAATGCTTTTGATAAATACCGTCTTCAAATATTTCTTTATTGATTATTTTAGAAAGATAAGGTTCGTTTGATTCCCAACTGAAATCTGGGTATTTAGATTCAAAATTTAAATCTTTTTCTAAATCTTCGTACTCTAATTCTTCTAATACTTTCTCAGGCATCTTCAAAACATAAGCAGCATTATCTTGAAATCCGTAGGTAATTAAAAAATTTTTATTTTTTATAGCTAGCCCACAACTAAACTCAATTTGAGTATCCATAAATTTAAATGGTTTAGAGAGTTTAACTAAATTCCAATTTTTATCCCAAAAAATAAATCTATGGTAATATTTTGCATCTTTAGTATTACCTTCATTTATCCAATAGTTACATTCGTGAGTAATAGCTAAATAATAATCTTTATATTTTAATACTTGAGAACCTCCTCTTAAACCTCTTTCTGTATAATATTCATAACTCTTATTGATTACTGTCTTGCAAGGTATAGTTGTAAGAGTCCCTTCTTTTACTTCTACTTTAGATTTATTATTAGGATCTACTTTAACTATTTCTAAAGGATTAGCCCACCTTATATAATGGTAAGGCATATCTACAATAGGCATCCAATTTTTTTCTAAATAAGTATGAGGATCTACTTCTATTCTTAATCTCGAAACTTCTTTATATTTACCGTCTTCAAATTCTATCTCGCATAATTCCATTCTACCTTCACCGTCATCTTTTACATCTCTCCTAACTCCACTAACAAATAACTTACCCTCCCATCTAAAAATACGAGAATCTTCCAAACCTATAAATTCCCATATAGGTTTAATATCGTATTTGGAAGTATCGATTTTTGTGTAATCTTTAATATAAAGAGTTTCAGGATCTAACTTACATAAGTAATTACCTGTTTTAAGACATATATCATCTTCAGGATTGAGATATGCTAAACAGCCCCATCCGCTATAAAACTTCTGTTTAAACTCACTATGATATAGAGAATAATGTACATGTCTTAAGTTTAATAAAATATCACCATTATCATCTATAAAGATAGAAGAATTACAGAGACCCGTACCATCAATGAGATTACCAGGGATAATAGAAGGAGATATACTACCTCCATTATCTAAGCATAACTTAGCTAAATTTTTAATCATATTACCTATAGTGAGAACCTCCTAACCATAATACAAATGAACGTCTTGTTCCTTTAGTAATAGGAGTAACTCTGTGTAACATATATGAAGGAAACATAAATACTGATCCGGCTCCTTTATGTGCTTTTGTAGCATGCTCTTCAGAACCTGCTGTCCATAACTCTAAATCTCCTCCTTCGTATTCAGAAGGGTCAGATAATTGAACTGTAATAGATATTTTTCTAACTGACATATCACCAGGTCCTATATCTTGATGCCAAGTATAATGCCCGCCTTCTTCGGCATGATATTCAGTATATTGAATTTTTTCAGATAAAGCTGTTAAATCAAACTTCCATAAACAATTGTTTGCTTCAACGGCCATATCATGAAGTTTTTCATATAACCACCACCAGTTAGTATCTTGAGGTATCCATCTTACTTTAGATGAACGAACATCATCTTTACCTCCTCCAACAGTTTGAGCTTTTTTTTCTTCTAATGATTCTATTCCTTTGGCAATTTTATCTAATTCTTTTTGAGTAAAACCTTCTTCAAAAAAATAATAATTAGTAGGGTCTGTTGCCTCCCTATCGAAATTGTAACTTATAAACATGTTTAAAATTTTTAGTTAATATATAATATATGAATTTTTTATTTAATAAACAACTATTTTACGATACTCCTATAACGTTCGCTATATTAGCTGTTGCTACTCCTTTAACGTTTGCAATATTTCCTGATGATACTCCGATAACGTTATTCCCATATCCTGCTGCATAGTCAAAAGATAAAAAAGGTACGAATCCTGAATTACTTGTGCTAAAATTAGCGAAGTAAAAAGCATCTACGTCACTTAAAGAACCGTTACCGTTATAATCATTTGTGTACTGTACTACAGCAAATTTTAATTGACCATCAGATTGGCCATCTGAAATAGCTGCAGAATTCATAGCTACAGCATTATCTTGATTAGCATCAGCAAATTGAGGTATAGAAGTTAATACATCAGTATAAGCACTACTATAATCTATATCATCAAAAAATTCACTATCATCGTAATTACTAAATGAAGGACCATTTCCCATACCATCAAATTTAACTATAGCTATTCTTCTTTCTAGAGCTCCTGCATTAGACGTTGTGGTGGTAGATCTATAATTAAATGTTAAATTAGTTATAGTACCTGAAGTATAACTACTAAGATCAAAAGCACAGAATAATCTTGTAAATTGATAATTGATTCCCGATTTACCAGAATCTTGAAAATACTGTATAACACGAGTGTTACTTGCCGTTGAATTATCTGTATGATTTTGACCAGTCTCTCGGGCAGATTCAAAATCATTGTTAAACATCTGTCCATTCCCTATAGTATATTTTGTAGCATTAACGTTAGGCATATTTTTATGTTATTAACTTACAGTAACGTATGTACTATCAGGATTAAAATATATTACTTCATTGTCACTATCTACTACATAACCAACTATTCTTACTACATCTCCTGTACCTGATGGTGCAGTACCGGTTATAAGACCTTCAGTCGCAGCACTTAGATATACCGGGCTTCCATTATTAGGAAGTGAGGAAAATTTTGAAGTAAATCTTGCATAACCTCTTATTAACATACCTACTTGGTTAGCTTGCCCACTACCTATTGCCAGTCCTAACATACCTGTTGAATCATTAGTAGAATCTGCATGAGCTTCATCCCATTGAATATTATTAGGAGCTAATTGTTCAAGTTCAAAAACTTCTCCTTGTGTTACGGTACCTACTCCCCAATAAGCTACTTCACCAACTACATCTGCAGTACCTAACTGTACTGTATCTGAAGAGCCTGCATTATCAAATGCAAAGAATTCAAGATTGCTATCTACTCGAATAATTGAACCAGTAGTTGGATAATTAAAATTAATCCCGTTAGTTGTTCCTGCATTAGGACCTGATCCAAGATGTAGTATAGTATCAAATCCATACACGCTAGGTTTACCGCCTAATGTTGCTATACCAAAACCAGAGTTTGCATTAATACCATGAGCAACAAAATGTTCTGCCTCTATATGAGAATCTTGACTACCGCTTAAAGTACCTGTAAATTCAATATCACCTGATACTGTAAGTTCACTACCATCAAAAGTTAAATTACCTTCTCCAGTAACTGTACCGTCACCGTCTGCAGTAATTACTCTATTATTAGTATCTCCTGATATACTCAATGCTCCTGATGGTCCTTGAGGTCCTGTTGGTCCTCCACCTCCAGTTGATCCTGTCGGACCTTGAGGTCCTGTTCCTCCACCTGATCCTGTAGGTCCATTTGGACCTTGAGGTCCTGTTCCTCCACCTGAACCAGTAGGTCCAGTTGGGCCTTGTGATCCAGTAGATCCAGTAGATCCAGTAGGTCCAGTAGGGCCTTGAGATCCGGTATTACCAGTAGGTCCTGTTGGACCTTGCGATCCAGTAGGTCCTCCACCTCCGGTTGGTCCTGTCGGTCCTTGAGATCCAGTAGGTCCTCCACCTCCGGTTGATCCTGTTGGACCTTGACTACCTGTTGGTCCTCCACCTCCAGTAGGTCCTGTTGGACCTTGCGATCCTGTTGGTCCTCCACCTCCAGTAGGTCCGGTAGGTCCTTGACTTCCAGTAGGTCCTCCACCTCCGGTTGGTCCGGTAGGTCCTTGCGAACCTGTATTACCGGTATTTCCAGTCGGTCCGGTAGGTCCTTGACTACCTGTAGGACCTGTTCCTCCAGTCGGTCCGGTAGGACCTTGACTACCAGTACTACCTCCGGAACCAGTAGGTCCAGTAGGACCTTGTGATCCTGTAGATCCGCCACTACCTGTAGGACCTGTCGGTCCTTGACTACCTGTATTTCCTGTATTACCAGTAGGTCCAGTTGGGCCTTGACTTCCTGTAGGACCTGTTCCTCCTGTAGGACCTGTTGGTCCTTGACTTCCAGTTGATCCAGTATTACCTGTTGGACCTTGACTTCCGGTATTTCCAGTTGGGCCTGTCGGTCCTTGAGATCCAGTAGGTCCTGTTCCTCCAGTTGGTCCTGTTGGTCCTTGTGATCCTGTAGATCCTCCTGAACCTGTAGGTCCTGTTGGTCCTTGAGATCCTGTAGATCCTCCTGAACCTGTAGGTCCAGTAGGGCCTTGAGATCCAGTTGAACCAGTATTACCTGTTGGTCCTGTTGGTCCCTGAGATCCAGTAGATCCAGTATTACCAGTTGGGCCAGTAGGTCCTTGAGGCCCTGTTCCTCCATTTGGTCCAGTTCCTCCAGTAGGCCCTTGACTACCCGTATTTCCTGTGTTACCTGTAGGTCCTTGTGAACCAGTAGCACCTGTTGCCCCTTGAGGGCCTGTTGGTCCGGTTGGTCCGGTTGGACCTTGACTTCCTGTCGGACCAGTAGATCCTGTTGGTCCTGTCGGACCTTGACTACCAGTAGGTCCAGTAGGTCCAGTAGGGCCTTGACTTCCCGTTGCTCCAGTAGGTCCTTGACTACCAGTTGGGCCTGTTGGACCGGTAGGTCCTTGTGATCCAGTTGGACCTGTTGGACCTGTAGGTCCTTGACTACCTGTTGGACCAGTAGGGCCTTGAGAACCTGTTGGACCAGTAGGTCCAGTAGGTCCTTGTGATCCAGTAGATCCAGTAGGTCCTGTCGGTCCTTGAGAACCGGTTGCTCCAGTTGCACCTTGTGGTCCGGTCGGTCCAGTTGGTCCAGTAGGTCCTTGTGATCCAGTTGGTCCAGTTCCTCCAGTAGGTCCAGTTGGTCCTTGTGATCCAGTTGGGCCTGTTGGACCGGTAGGTCCTTGACTTCCTGTCGGTCCAGTT